CTTAGTTGCCACTGCGGTTGCAATGTTGTTGTATTCGGCATCAATCTCTGTGCCTTTAATAATCTTTGCCGGGTTACCAGATGCCAAGTTATCCTTGACAGCAAAGTTGGTTGTCTTAGTATAGTTTGACATTAGATAGTCCTTCCTACGATAGCCTGTGCGGTCATTCTCTGAATAGAGACTGTTGACCCATTAATTTCTGATTCGATTCCCAGTTGCACTACTTGACCACCACCGGATGCGTTGACCTGTGGACGGTTTACCAAGACACCTGCGTTAAACTCACCGATGTTATATTCTGCAATGTTGTATTCTGCAATAATTTGCTCAGCGAGTGTAAAAGTTTTCTTACGATATGCGTATGAATAGTCATAACCCCAGTTGAGTGTTGCCTGAGTGTCACTACCACCAATGATTGTTACCTTAAGGTTCTTCAGTAGCTTTAGGTTTGATGGCGCACCGAAGTCAATGTAGTTGGTAAAGTACGACATAATGTACGTAGAGCCGTTGTCTGAGAATCCATCGTACTTTGCAATACCATCTGCCTTACCCAACAAGAGAGTCCCATCACGTAAACGGCAAAGGCAATTAGGAGTAATGCTAGTCCAACGAGTAACACGGTGTGCTCCATTTTCTAACGGTGCTCGCATATCAAATGCAAATGTGACACCGTTGTCTTCTAGGTGTAAAAGGTAAAATGCTTCTTCCGGAGAATAAACAGAATATATTCTACCTGTTTCTGACGCAACCAGTGCTGTCAATTCTGTGCGTACATTTGTAGAAATATCACGCATGGGTGCTGACTTTTCTTGGATGGTCCTGTTAAGGCTACGTAGCCCTGTGTCAGACAAGAAGATTAAATCAGGACCTGTTGTCTGAATTGAGTCTCTGGCAATACAACCTACACCAACAATTGTGTCTGCAAGAGACATCGTAGCAGGGTCATCAGCACCTTGATAAACTAGAATCTGAGTCTTACCAAAGATAAACAATAAATTATTGTGCACACCTAACGCAGTAATTTCATCGTTGCCATTAGGCCACACCTTAGAAACATCTATAGAACCAGAGCTTCCAGTGTCCCACTTGAAACCAGTGAGCAGGTCTGACCAGTATATCGTGGTGTTATCGGTTGTCGTTTTGGCAACCCAGAGTCTACCAAAGCCAGACTGCACAATATCACCAGAAGGAACCGTGCCACTGTAGTCTGCGTGAGCAGACACTTCGTCACACGTTGTACCATCATAGTATACTGGATCAGACCCCTCTCTAAATAAATAAATCACTCCGTTAAGGTTGGCACTGTCAAAGTTGCCATCACTAACGGTGTAACTTGCAGGTGTGATATCAGTAAGTGTGGTGGTTCCTTCGTAGATATTGGATGCAGAAGCACTAATCACTTCTGTCGTACCATCAGACTTAATAAACTCGCTGATGTGTACTAGATTTGTGCCCGTACCGTTGGTTGTAGTTATGTAGTCCCAACCCTTACGAGCACCAATACGACCAAACTGGTCAATGACGCAATTGTCAGCCACCAAAGCAAACTGCTCAGAGAGTGACGTAGGGCTGTCTTGAGTGTTTAACCCAAAGAAGCCCGGTGCTTGAATTGCAATGCTTTGTAGCTGTTTAGCCATTAGGTAACATTCCAAGTCGTCTCATCTGGATGATAGTTCTGATCCAGAGTGATTGCTGTACGTAGGTCTTCTTGTGCAAAGATTAACTGTTCGGATGCTGATTGACCGCCGGTTTCCCCACGCTCACGGAGAGCATAGGCAAAAGCAAATTGAATGATTGGTTGCGTAGGAACAGAGATCTCGTCTGCATCGTTTGTTAACGAGCCCTGCCGTATTTCTGCGTAGACTTTAATTGCGTACGCCGCATCTGGCGTAGGAGTCAGAATTAATTGAGCATCTTTGTTTACATCAATGCCAGAAATATGATAATATTTAGGAACACCTCGAGCATTTTCAGTAAAAGCTTTTGTTTGGTTGTTACGGATTTTGTTTTCTTGGTAGACTACAGTGTTTGTTGTAGTATTTAAGACATCAAATATTTTACCCCGAACACCAAAGCCAGTCAAGGAATATGCATCTGTTCCTGCTACTGTTGTGATATCAATTTCAGAACGAAGAGCAGTCCAGTCCCAAGCAGACTCGACGTTTTGGTAGGCATCGTTTACAAAGTCACCGATCAGCTTGGAGTATTCCGTATCGCTGACAGTTGCAACTTCTTCTTCACGGAGCCTTCGTAATACAGAGTTTACCAAGTCTAAGTATGTCATAAAGAATCCTTTAATACTAATTGTATTTTAGCATATTTTGTGATAAATGTCAAGACCTTAAATTGCTAATAAAAGATCAGAAATACGGCGAACCTCTTCATCGTCTTGAGTAAACATACCTCGACCACCACGAATAATTGGACTTTCCGGTATATTTAAGGTTTGAGTAACTAATGGTGGTAGAGGAATCGTCGGAAGAAGAACACCTATCGATGTATCTTGTCCGATAGGGCGGACACCTCCAGTTTGGTCCGTAGTTTGTGTTATCTGCGGAATGCTAACATTAAAGTCTGGTAAATTTCCAATATTAATATTACTAAGATTATTTAAACTATCGTAATTAACATCAGCTAAGTCAAGACCTGTGTATGGAGGCAAACCAAGTAAGGGTGTACCTGCACTTGGAATATTTATACCACCAAAATTTGGTAAAGTAACATTAGACAAGTTGTTCAAACTATCGTAGTTAACATCAGCTAAGTCAGGTCCTGTGTACTGGAACCCTAAGTCAGATAGCATACCTGCTCCTGCTAACTCAAGATTTTTACCGATACCTTCAAGTCCTAAGTCAATATTTTGTTGATTAAAGAACGCTTTAGCAATATCAGTGCCAGAGCCTCCTAAAACTGCAGTACCTCCGGCGGCTATAGCACCCTGCGCTACCCCACGCAACACATCATTTTGAATATCAATAGGAGCACCGGCAATCATACTTTGAATTTCAGGAACTTCTTTTAATTTATTCAATGCTGTTTGAGGAATATCTTGAATAGCCTGCATAGCTTCTAATGTCGAGCCACCTGCGGCTGAGATCAATTCTGCTGTGCCTAACCCTTCTAAACCATAGTTTTGGAATGCATTCATGATTGACTGATCAGTCAACATACCTGCTCCTAAATCACCAAAACCTAATGCGGTTTGAGCAAAGCTTACGTTTTCTGCAATCCCCGGTGCATTGACAGCCAAAGCAAGTAGATCAATAGTATCTAAGCCTTCACCTTCAATTAACTTCGTTCCTGCAGAAAGCATACTACCTAATGCCGGATTAGCAACAGCGATAGCTCCTAAAGCTAACAATGAAGGGTCGTTTTTAATGGCTTTAACGTAACCCTTTAACGTATCACCAACAACATTAATACCACTTTTGTTGTACTCTCCCGGATCTCCAATACGATCTCCGCTTGGACCTATTGCATCCGTAAAGCCTGTATTGTCTCGGTAATCTTGGTGTGGTAAATTATCATCACCTACATAGTCAATAAATTGCGTATAGGCAACAGCCGGAGGCTGAGTATCAAGCACTTCAGTAAATTGATTTGCAACATCGGTATTACCTTCGGATAATGCTTTATCACGTTCCATTTGAGCCAAAGCAATTCCGTTAGCCATAATTAAATCATCGTATGAATATCCAAGTTCTTGTTGAATATAATCACCGTCAATTTTATTACCTTGTTGTTTTTGAGTTCGTAAATACGTTCCAAGAGCTCCGATATCTCCTTGCATGATCCCGGAAATAGAAGCTCGCTCATCGGTTATTAAACCTGCTTCAGACTGCTCTCGTAAAGTGTTTGGAGCCCTTCCAAGAGTTGCTTCTGCTACACGTTCTTGAATAGTATTTACAGACACATTAGAAACTCGTGCTAACTGATCAGCAGTAACTCCTGCGTTTCGTGCGGCAGATGCTATTTCTGCATCGCTTGCGTCAGGGTTATTTGCTAACCATTCACGAACTTGTGAGTCAGAGATTGCCATTACTTCACCACTTCTTACAAGACCAATAACGGGCCGTCAGCTTACTAGGAGGATTGGTGTCACATTTGTGACGAGCACGAAAGCTCTTACGCCGTGCAGGTTGGTCTTTCTTGATTGTCATGTTGGGGTCACCAAAGCGGATAGTTTTGGTTTTGTTACCTTCTTTAGCAACAACAACAAACTTCTTAGAGCCACCCGGAGTACGCTTAGGCTTGTTGTAAGCACTAACACCTGCTCTGGCTAACTTTGGGTCTTTAGACTTTGGCATTTAGCCCCCTTGGATAATGTTGTTTTCTTCAATCAACGACACAAGCATTGTCATTTGTTGCGTAGCAAATGCAGAGATACTGTCACCTTCACGCATCATAATAAAAGAATTAATTGTTCCGCCAATCTGAAGAAAATCTTTAGCTGTTACCGTGTAACCTTCAAGGACAGAAAATGTAGAATCTTGTGCCGCACTGTAATAATCAACCTCTACACTGCCATTAGAGCCACTGGTATTGGTAATGTACATTAGCACCCACTGTGCGCTTTTACCTGCCGGTACAGTGTACACAGTCTGTGAAGTGCCTGTCAGTACAGCACCAAAGGTTTTCTTAATCATTTCTTCTTCCAGTCAACACGCTTAGAGGATGTTTTCTTCTTCATGGCTGTCTTAGCACCTGCGGCTTTACAAGCAGCTTTAGTAGGTCTACAAGCAGGGTAGCTCTTACGTTTGTCCTTAGACCCTGAGCGTCCACACGGCTTACCTGTCTTACAGTCTACCCAACCCTTACCGTTGTTTTGACCAAACCACTTCTTGAGTGACGCACCTGACTTACTTTTTCTTACGGCCACTCTTATTACCCCAGTTCTTAGCACCAACCTTACGGCACTTGGCTACAGCACCAGATGCATATGCTGAAGGCCAGACCTTATATCGGCTCTTGACCTTTTTAGCGCAAGCGTCTAATTTCTTCTTTGCCTTCGGCACTACTTTTTAGCCTTGCCTAAGCATTTACCTGCGGCTTTACATTTAGCCTTAGACTTGCAACCTGCACAGGTTTTAAATGTTCTCTTGACTGGCTTCTTCATTAGTTATACTTCCTGATACCTTTAGACGAACAAGACATTGTGCCTGAGTCTTTGTTAGGATTAGACATAGCCTTCTTTTTCTTTTTGTTTGTTTCTGATTTGTAAGCAGGTTTGTTACCATACATCATAATTACTTCTTCCTTACTGATTCGGCTAAACCGCCGCCAAAATAAAAGCCAACGATCATTAGCATAATCTCTCCAATCCAGAAGTCACCAATGATTTGTTTGACTGCGTTAATGTCACCTTCTCCTGCAAGAGTCATTGCAAGGACAAGAACAAACATACTTAAGAACACTGCTGTAAACATCAAAGCAATGTAACGCTGTGCTAGTTTAAATGGAGCATAGGCATTCATTAGGTCAATTTTAGCTTTAGACTTAGCGGCAATAGCCTCTTCATCTGAGGTGTGCATATCATCAATCAATTCCATGCCTTTTTTGATGACATCACCTGAGCCTAATATTTTAGAAATAATACCAATCATATACCACTACTCAATTGATCTGTTTGTATGCAGATAGCTTCATAGTTAATCTTTGGCTTTGGTGCTGTAGAAATAAAATACTCACGAGCTTCAAAGCACTCTGCCAATGTTTGATATGGGCCTTGAGGCATCGTACCGTAGCCTTCAGCGGTTATGATAATTGCAAAGAGCATCCACATACTAAGTGCCTTTAGTTGTTACTAGCCAATATAGGAAATAACCGCATATGCCAACAGCAGAAAGGGTGGCCACGGTAACAACGATACCAATACACCAGTCTTTAATGAGTTTACGTCTACGGGCCTTCTTTTTTCGTTCTTCATTTTCTGCCGCTTCACGGCTTTCCTTCATCTGTTTCTGGAATGCAAGCCAGTCTGTCCAAAGATTTGCTCTGCCCTGCCATATCATCATTTGTTTCAAAGCATCTTCATATTGCTTTAATTGCTCTGTTGCTTGGAAGGCTTGCATATCGGACTTGTATCCATGCTCATGTGCCTTCTTCTGTATTTCAGCCTTGAGGCCAAAGTAGTCTGCGAGTGCATCACCCGCTTCATAGATTTCTTTACCGTTTGCTATGGCTTCCTTAATAACACCAAAGGCGGCATTAGCAGCAGCAAGCTCAGCTATCATCCGGAGGTTTCCTTCCTAGAAGCCTCTGTACTGTCTTTGTTTCATAAATGCGGATTGCTGTCCACACAAGGGTAAATAAGGCCGCCAAGGGAGGTAACAACTCACCTATGGTTCCAACTACGGTTAGTACACTAACTGCATCAACGACTTGCTTAGTGCCTTCTGTTGCCATATGTGTCACATCCTGTCCTTAAGGCTTAGTAGGCCAGTCGTCTTCAGCTAAATATGGAAAGTTTGCATGGTCTGTGATGTCACGCAGTGCTTGGCGGTAGGTTGTCATCTCTGCGCTCATGGTTACATCAGATAAGCCTGTCCAGTCTGTTTCAACTAACTTAGCATCACGCTGTGTGCGTACATTTGCACCTGCTTCAGCATCTAGCTTGGCTTGGTAGGCAGTCTCTTGCTCTGCTTTAGTCACTGTAACTTCTGTCTCAGTACCGTCTTCAGCAACGTCTGTGCGTGTGTACTCAGCGAACATATCACGCTCTACCCACGCATACACCCAGTTGCTGTTCGCATCCTGCACAACACCGTTGCGTACTACGACTTTGTAGTCACCTGTGGTGTCTGGCTTAGGTGCTATGAGTACAGGATCAATGCCCAGTGCCTCACAGACGTTAGCGTTCCATACTCGTGGTAAGGACATGTTTGGGTTGTCTCTCCTGATTTGGCCTTGATTCTTGACCTCACCAGTTGCTCTTACTCTATATTCGCTCATGTTGATTCTCCATTTAAGCGATTGCTAGGAAGATGTATTCAGCGGTGTTTGTATTAACATCGGCGTTGCTCGTGACTGAAAAGCCACTTGATACTGGATCAATGTCATCACTGCCAGTGTCTTCAGCATCTGCTGTGTTTATCTCTAAACGTGGATCATTACCTGCAACAATACCTCGTTCTGAGTCGTAAACGTGCCAGTCTCCAGTGCTGTCAGTGCGTTTAATCATTACAAACCTTGCACCTGTACTAAACCCACAGTCAATGGTCTGGCTCGTGCCGTTACCTGTGTAGCTTCCTACTTTGGATACGCCGGGTACTGTGGCGAATAGGTAGGCGATGTATCCTCTAGTCGAATTATTTACATCCCCGTCAGCACCGATAGAAAAAACTGTATTAGTCGGTGCAGTATTATTAAAATAAATACTGTTAGTAGCTTCCGCAGAACTAAGGTTTACATGGAGGTGATAACTTTCTGGTGTACTGCCTCCGTTAAGGTCTTTGTTGTATACAATCCAATCTGTTGCCTGTTCTCTATTTTTTATCCAAATCATCTCAGGTACAACGCCTAAGTTGTGATTTATCGTTCTAGCCGCATTGTTACCGGTATAAGCCACCACATCAAAGAAGCCGGGGGCACGGCGGAACATCCACATCCACTTGTCTGTCTGGTCTGAAGTATGTGACTCCATTCCATCATTGTAATCCCAAGTAATCGTGGAAAGGGTAGTTTGTAAAACAGTGCTAGTTGCATCCAAATAATTAGTTCCTAGCATTCTCGTCCTAACCGTAGTTGTAGTTCCTGACTCTCTCTTCTGGAATGCCCAATCTACTGGGAAGCCGCTTGTATACGCAGGAGTAGCGTCATGCCGATAGTCTTGTGCAAACACCTCAGTCCCACTCTCAGGAGTCTTCATCGGGCCACGGCGGATGGCGATGTAGATGTAGGTTCCGCCAGAGGCGTTAATACCTGCCCACGTTTGCTCTAGCTTAAATCCAGTAGCGGTAGGAGCAAAACCTTCTGTAAGTCCTTCAGATTCTGCGCCAGCGTCGTTTGCTTCTAGTTTTTTATCATTACCGCCAACAGGCATACCACGCATTGTGTCAATCATATACCAAGAGCCAGTGCTATCAGATCGTTTAACCATTAACCACTGAGGCTCAAAGCCTAAATTAACTTCTAGTCCTACTGATCCCGTACCAGTATAACTCCCACACTTAATAATGTCCTGATCGCCATTCTCACCAAAGATGCCATCACCATCGTTGTGGGCAAACACGTAAATAACTAAATCACCCGATGCGTACTGATTGCCAGCAAACCACCCGTGAAGTTTTACTTGTGTGTCGGTAACATTAATCCAATCTGCACCAAAATCTTGAATGGCGTCTGTTAAATGGAGCTTTAAATAATTATTACCAGTCAAGTCTTTATGCCAAACCCACCAGTTACTTGTTTGTGCAGTATCTTTAACAATAACCATTCCCGGAATAGCATTGAGGCTATGGTCTACGGTAATAGCATCAGCAACATATGATGCAGATGGTACGCTTACCGTCATTACATCAAAGAACTTTTCTTGCTTGGCGAATGTCCATGAAACTACGTCATCGGTTCCCATGTGAGAACCGTGAGTAAACCCATTGGCATTAAACGATGTTAATCCTGTGGAAATCGTTGACTCTGTATTAGTCGCATTAGAAATAAGGTATTTAGTAGCACCACGCTCAGTGTCGTACAACGTGTGGCTGAATGTTGCATCTCTATTCTTTAACCAAACCAACCCACCTTCGCCTTCAGTGTCTGAAGTGAATGGGCCGAATGCTTTAGCGGTAGCATCGCCATTGACCGTAATAGTGTGGGCATTGCTTGAGTTATCTACAAACGGCTCTGTACCTTGCAAGGTAAGGAGTGATGTACCTGCTACTGCTGTGAGAGGTGATGTTGTAGGTGTGAAGGCAGAAGTGTACAGGGCAGTGCCTTTAACGACTCTAACGTTTGACAAATAACCATCCAAATCATAGCCCGCTTGCGGAATACCACCTAAATAAGTTAAATCAAGGGCATCTTGAGACAAAGATGTAGAATCGCTAACTGAATCAATTAGTACACCATTGGCAAATAAATATGCGGTTGACCCACTCCTAGTAACAGCCAGATGTGTCCAAGCATTTAATGGAGTAGAATATGAAGGTGTTCGTTGAAAAACCCAACTGCTACCATTTCCAAAAAGCCACCAAAGAGTTGTTGCGCTATTAATACCAAACGCAACGCCATCACGCCCACCGCCGTCATCAATCTGCCCGAAAACGACTGGAGAACCTAAACTCTTTGGATAAACCCAACATTCAACAGTCAAGTCACCAGTACCAAAATCTAAGCTAGTGCCGCCGCTAACTTTGAGATATTCCTCACTTCCATCAAAATACCCAGAACCCCCTGAGTTTTCCGCTCCTAGATTAATACCATTCTCAATAACCTGAGAAGTGCCATTCCCAGTGTACAAATACGTTGAGAACACGTCCTCTACATAGGTAGCTTCACCTGCACCTGCGGCGTTACCTGCGGCGGCTGTTGTAAGTGCCTTACCTAGCATTACACAAAGTTCCCGACATAGGCTCCGTAGAGCGTGGTGGAGATTTTCCAGAACACAAAAACATCACTGGCTGTAGACGTAGGTGCAACATTACCACCTGAAGTCACCCATGTCATTGTAGGCCATGTGATTGTGTTGGAGTCACCACCTGTAATGTGCAGTACAACAGTCTGACCTGCTTCTAATGAGTCAGTGAAGGTGATAGCACCAGAGGTTGCAGAAGTTTGGATAGAACCGTTGGCAGGGTCTAATGCGACAGTGCCTGATGTACCTAGTGTGAATACAGTTTCCTTGAGTTCGCCAAAGGTTTGCTGTGCTGTGTAGGTCTGTGCTACATCTAACTTGGCTGTGTCAGCATCGTAAGCTTGAACAGTGGAGCCTATGTCACTATCAAGGACAATTGTTGTACCTAAGTCACTAATCTGTGCTTCTGTGACTGATGTAGCCGTAGGAGCTACCGCACCCCATGATGCTCCATCATAAACGTATATAGAACCAACAGTGCTATCAAAGTATAAAGCACCAGTTACAAGAGCATCACCATCGTTGTCTAATGCAGGTGCTGTAGCCTTTACACCAAGATAACGATCATCAAAGCTGTCATAGGATGCCGCCGCATTTGTTGCAGAAGTAGCGGCATTCGTTTCACTTGTGGCCGCATTCGTTGCAGATGTAGCGGCATTTGTTTCTGATGTAGCTGCTGCAGTTGCTGAGTCAGCCGCTGAGGTTGCAGAACCAAGAATAGAGTCTACATAGCCTTTACGTGTTAATTCATCATCTGTTGCAGGTGTTGCTGTAGATGTAATTGCGTTTGTGCCTAGCGTAATGTCGCCAGTCATCGTACCACCTGCTAGTGGTAAATAATCAGCAACCTCAGTCTGTACATAGGCCGTTGTAGCAATCTGTGTGGTGTTAGTATCTGCGGACGCTGTAGGAGCCGTAGGAGTGCCTGTAAGCGATGGAGAAGCTAGTAAAGCATAATCACCTAGCTCAGTCTGTACGTAGGCTGTTGTAGCCACTTGAGTGGTGTTTGTATCAGCCGCCGCTGTCGGAGCTGTTGGAGTACCTGTTAATGCAGGAGATGCTAAAGGAGCCTTGAGTGCAAGACTATTTGTTACGGTTGTAGAAAAGTTAGCATCATCACCAAGTGCCGCCGCTAGTTCGTTAAGCGTATCTAAAGCACCGGGAGCACTGTCAATCACTGCACTGACTTCAGTGTCTACATAGCCTTTAGTAGCCGCATCAGTAGATACTGTTGGCGTACCAAGACCTGTAATCTTGTTTGTACCCATTGCGATAGCACCAGACATAGTGCCACCGGAAAGATTGAGTTTTGTTGCATCACCTGTGTCAACATAGGCTTTGACAGACTGCTGTGTTGGTATTAGTGTAGCAGAGTCTGAAGCCATATTGTCTTCATCAACAAAGGCTGTTGCTGTAATTGTACCATCAGACAAGCTACCAAACTGTACTGTGCCTGAAGTGGTAATAGAAGAAGGGGTAGTACCTAATTCAACGACTGAGCCGCCGTTGTCTTGTGTAAACAGTCGTTTGTCTTCAGTGTTGACTGCTACCTCGCCCACATCTACATCGGATGTCGTAGGTACTGCTGAAGCTGTTGTAGATTTCTTGAGGAGGATTTTAGAGGCCATTACCTAGTCCTGTTGTGGTTGGGTCAATGTAGAGGAAACCCCTCCGGAGAGGGGCTACCAAAAGGATACTATTAGCCCGGAAGTGCTAACAAGAATCCAGTTTCAGGACGTAATACCTGTACACCGTACAGTGTATCAGCAGT